CAAAACTGAACAGGTCGGCCAGGCCAACATCCTGTTGACCTTCGTCATTGACCGGAGTCTTGTCGGTCTGGCTGCTGACTGCACGGAGATCGTCAAAATCTCGTGAAATCAGCAGATCGTACAGTTGCTTTGCAGGTGTTTCTTGAGCCATGGTGTGTTATTTAGCAATTATCGCATGACGCTGATGAACGGCATGGGCGGAATTATGACATCACCGTGATCTCGCAGTTGATTGTTGATGTCAGTATCATAGGTCTGCAGCAGTTGCATCATGCGTACAGCCAAGATGGTGGCCATGACCAAGTCATCGTGCTCGCCTGGTTTGGCTGCATAACTGACACCGTGCGCAACAAAAGTTTTGAGTTCGCTGATCAAGGGCTGACTGGCAATGCGCAAGCGACCTGATTCTACCAGAATTTTCAACTTGTTGCAGGCCGTGAGCTTGGCTCTAGGTGTGGTATTGAAGCCCTTGCGAAATCTGCGCCCAGTGGCATTCACAACCGAATTGTCACTGAGAAAATAGCCAGGAATGTTTTCTTCTCCGTATTCGGCTATGCTGATTAAAGCAGCTTCACCAATGGTGTTGTTTTCGATACTGTAGTAAATGCTGTTTTGATCCTGCGTTTGTTCGTGCAGATGTTTCACTATGTCGGCCAGGATTCGCACCTGTGTGGGTATGTCGCTGCGATTGTGACGCCACTCACCGACCTGTCGTGTGGTGTTGGCTTCAAAGATCTGGATAGCAGCAGGATCACCTCCAGTGCCCAGACTGGGATCCAGAGCCACCACATAGATTCGTCCGCGCTCGGGACGCTGATACCATCTGACCTGTCCGGTATGATAGAGAGGTTCTTGACCTTGGAGATCTAGCAATTTGGCCGGCGCAATCAAGGTCTCGTCATTTATGACAAATTCACAGCCCATTTCCCGCCTGAAGCGATCTTCTCCCAACTGAGCTCGTTGCTCGTCGGCCCAGGCTTCATCTCGGTCCGGGTGCTCGTGCCAGTAGCTGCGATAGGCTTTGAATCCATTTTGTCCAATGGGTGTGGGATTGCCATAAGCATCCTCGCAGCGATTGGCGCCTTTCCACAGCAGAGCAAACTGGTCTTCATCAGAGTTGGGTGTTGATGTGATAATGGCTTTACCACCAGTGCTCAAGGTGGGCGAAATCGAAGTCCAGAATTCCTTGGCAATAGTGGGACGCACAAACGCAAATTCATCGCATTGATGTGAATAAATATTATTTGCAATAATTACATGATTTTTTGCATTAAAGATTTCGTATGTGTCCGATAATATTGTTTCATCTATCTTGCTTATTTTGTGTCCGATGTTGGAATCTAAAATATCGCCCACAACTAGATCACATACTTTTGTTTTTTTACCAGAAACAAAAAAACAATGTTCCTCAGTTGCAGTAATGAATGTATCATCTTCAAAATGTATTATTTTAGACGGTTTGTTTGCATTCTTGTTTAGAAAAGCACCATCAAAATCTTCCCATCCGTTTGGTGTTAAAATTTCGTAATCTGTATTGTTAGCGTACAGTTGATGCATATAGTCTCTCTATTAGATATGCGGCATTCAATGGAATGTTATTTTTTATATCTTCCAGTATCAAATGATATACTTTGTCAAATTCGCTAAGTGATCGATCAATTGTGTAATCACAGTTGTTTATTAATTCTTCTATGGATATACTGCATGTGACACTCTTGGACAAATTGTCCTGCCACGGAATCATTCTTAAGTTACTTAAATGACCAATAACAAATGGGCTCACTTGCTGCTGATATCCTTTTAGTATCGAAAACATATGATCGATATGCCAGGCATTTTCTTTTCCGGCTAGACCCGTAACATACCCGTTGACCAAGTTTGATCTGTGCTTGTTGGTCAGATATAAAACAACAGCTTTATATCGATGATATTCGTTTCTATCTAACGATATTAACCCTTTATCAGCCTTGGTTTTATTTCCTTTGATAATTGCTTTTGATGCAAGTCTCGAATATCCGTTCCTTCCAAACTCGTCCACACGGCTCAAATGCGTGGCACGAGTCTTCTGTCCTTTCTTTTTGTATCCGCTCAGTCCATCAGAGTCAACTTGTTTTAGTATCTGTCTGGCTTGTATTTGGCTTGCTTCGTAACGAGTGAGTCCGGTCTCTGGATCAATCTGTTGTAGTCCGTGTTTGATGTTTTCTTTGCGTTTAATGCATATTCGTTGAATATCTGGGTATTCTTCAACGGACAAGCCTAGTACATTGGTAATGTAATTGTCTTTTATCATACTCAAGCGTTCACCACTAACAGGGCAAACCACATAATCGTAACCTTCGATTGTGTCGGGTGCATACAAGTGTTGATTTCGTTTTTTATTTCTTTTTATAAATTCTACAATTTGTTTTCGCATAAACTTATTTATAACAAATGCAAATTCATCACTCAACAATTTTTCCAGGGTTATACAATCGTGTGTATAACTCTTTTAATGTGACATCTTCTTCAACCAATGTTTGTTTGTTTCTAATTTTGACTGTGGTTTCTCCGTCAAGACAATACAATAATGAAATACTCATACCACGACCGGTATTTTCAGTTGTGGTTGCTGACACTATGCGACTGCCATTTTCAAAGTCCAGATTGCCTTTGTTGTAGCTGGTGACACCAGCTCTGATGTGATCCGGACACAGTTCATAAGCATATTGAATACGCTGCATGATCTCTCGAGAGCCGGTGTACTTGTGAGCAGCAATAAGTATGGTTGAATCCGGCACAAACATGGCATACCACAGCAGGTAACCAGCGGCTGATGTTGAATTGTGCGTGGGGATCAGACTTGTTCCTGCTAGAAACAAGTGGTCTCGATTATTCACTTGCAAGCACCGGACCGGCCTAGACTCCACTGATTCTATTTTGTTGATGTACAATCTTCTGTTCTTGGGATGATTTATTTTCCCCTGTGCTTGTTTTTTTCTGGGTAATCTAAACACCGATAAGTCAGTCACAAATGACACTGTGTAGTATGTTTGACCGTTAAATATTTTAAATGATTTTCGGCTTTTGATACCCAAAGTACTCAATAAGATTCTAAATTGATCAGTTAATTCCTGATTTTTTTGATAAAATTCACAACGACCATTGCGTTTGTCTAGGGATCCGTCGGTATCCATTAGACCTTGCACCAAACTTAATCTCTGCTGAAAAGATGCTGTTATGTATTCGGGAAGAATATGTTTGTTTTTGTGTAAGTTTAACTGTCGGAGTTGTGCAGTTGTTAATTTAGAATTGAATACTCGTATTGTTGGAAACTTTAAAGAAAAATTGCAAACTTTGTCTAGTATGTTTTGATCAATGTAATTCTGCAAATCGTCGATATGGCATGTGACTCGATTGTCATTCTTTCCGCCATCTCCGAGCCATACTCCATACAAATAAGGGTCAATGGGTAGAGATTTTTCATCGCAGTCCAGACTATTTTGCAAAACAATATATGGACGGTTTGATTTATCCAAATATGGAATTATTTGTTCCGTGGTCATTACTTTGTGACTGACACGCCAATTGCTGCAACTCAGCTGCCACAGATGATCAGCGTCTGCAATTAGAGTATCTCCATTGTCAAAAGTTATTTTGTAACACAAGTGATTGGTCATTTCATCTGTGATATTGACCACTTGTGTTTGTTTTCCGTCTTGGCCATATATAGTGTCACCCACGGATATATTTCCAAGTTTAACAAAGCCATCTGGTGTCAGTATAGGGGTGTTTACATCTAGGGCCTTGCCAGTCTGCCTGGGCATCATGCTGATGCTGAATCTGTAGTTGTGGTAAGTGTCAATCAAGCGTTTTTGATAGTCAAACGGCTGATACAACATTTTTCCCCGAGTGGGATGTTGTATGTAAAAAAAGTGTTCGAGAAAATACCTGGGCCCGGTAACCGGATCTGCGCAGGCTACAAATTCAGCCAACTGTTGGTCAGTAAAGACTGTTTTCTTGTATGGTGTTTTAACTAGGGTAGATTCGGTCAATGCCATACTTTAATTTATGGCAGTTTTGATTATTGCCCTAGATTAAAACGCATGCCGGTGGCCTGTTCAACGGCTGCTACAGGTACCTGATATTTGGGCAAATCAGCTACCGGTAATGGTGCGTTTGGCATCAAGTATGCTTGAACATTACGGCTGTTCTTTTCAATTACAATCTTGTATAGGCGTGTTGGAATGCCTAGGCCATTACCGACAACAGAGTGTCCTTGGTCAAAAATACCACCGCTGATAATATAAAAATCTGTACCCGGCTGTGCAGCCCATTGGCGTTCCCAGGTTTCCAACTGTTTCCAGATACCACGGTTGTTGTTGGCCACTTGTGCGACCATGTTGCTTAGGAAGAAACTTTCACTCATGATAGCGTCCGTTTGTGTGTTATTGCCTGCTGGGGCCATGTGTCCACGATCGTGTGTGCTACCTACGGTAGCATAGTCGGCTAAAGTAGCTTGACATTGTGGAGCAACTGCTGGATCTGGGCGGAAGTTATCTTTTCTTTTTGCTGGGCCAGTCATAGCGGCCACGGTCAAATGTTCAAACACTGCCACCGGAGCCTTGACACTGCACCGATGGATCACTGCGTAATTGGTGTGACAAATTTCTTGATCGCCGGGTTGGGCTGCATATTGCGGTGTGCCATTGGCCGTAAACTGTGGACATTGAGCATTGATCTGTGCTAGAGCCGCAACAGGTGTAAAGAATAAGGCAAGTAATAGTTTTTTCATTTTAAACCTCTATTGTGACTGCAAACCAAATATCAAGTTTGGTTGCACTGTCTAGTCGTTGAACTGCAATGGTCAGTGCAGGACCTCCATCAGTCAACGGCACTTCGGCCAATTCTACTTCAGAATTGGAATTTTTTCCAATGATAATTCCGCTGTGCCTGGAGGTACCGCCTGTGATACCATTGGGCGTGTTTGACCCGTAGTCGTCGGTAAATATGGCATATTGCAGTCCGGAACTGCCAATGTCAACCCAGGAATAAGCAGCACCAGTTATGGTTGCTCCTTGAAACCAAACATAGCCAATGGTGCTTTGATTTGCATTGTTGTTGCCAATTTCGTACTCGCCGATGCGCCCGGTAACTCCACTACCGGGCTTGACTCTGACAGCAAACATGGGTATCTGACTGTTTGACATGGTCCACCCACGATTGGTATTCAATCCAAAATTGTTGAATTGATAAAATGTAGCGGTGTTTGTTGTTACCACAACCGGAATAGCAGTAATATTGGTAATATTTACATTTCCAGAGATTGGAACAGCATTGCCGGCATCGTTTTTGATTTCAACTTCGGGCATGGTGCCAATGTTTATGTTGCTTGTAATACCGGCTATGTTTCCTACAATACCCACATTGCCACTGGTTATGGCCACATTGGTGTTGCTGACAGTCCATGGTATGTTACCTTGAAATACAGTTACATTTCCGCCCACGGGCAAGTACGGAGTTGTGATGTTGGCCAAGGTGCCAACTGCTGTAATATGTGCATCGGTCTCAGCAGGAACAGTCACATTACCAGTAATAATGATATTGCCAGTAATTCCAGTTCGCATATACACATTACCCGACACTTCATCCAATGCCAGGGCTTGTGTTATGTTGCGTAGATACCAAGGTGCTACCTGTGTCGGATCTGGTGTGGCCATTACTTATATCCTTTAAATGCCTTTACAGGACTGCGTGTATCTACGTCAACAGCTTCTTCACTGGCCATGGTGCCAATTTGAACAGCATCGCTGGCGGGCATGCCCATGGACTCGAGTGCATCATGAATGTAATCAACCACGTGCGGGTCATAACTGACCACAATTTCGTTTTCACCAAAAACACTTTCTTTACCATCAAAGTCAGGAACACCGTCCTGTGCACGTTGAGCAGCACCCTTGGCCCCGGCAATGGCCACACCAAAACGATACTGCAGATAAGGATCTTGATTTTTCAGTGCTGGTATCTTGAATGCACCCGGCAAAGCACGACCCACATCCTGTGTGATTGTGCCTGTGCGGCTTTCCTGTACAAATTCCCGAGCTCTCATCTTGGATACCCCCGGAATGCTTGCACAGGGCTCTTGATGTAAGTTGACGCTGACTCTTGACTGCGATTGTCTCCTTGATTGAGATCATATGTTTCGCTGCCAGCAGCTTGCAAGGCCTGTTTCAGCATAGCTGCTTCTTCATCAGTGTAAGGATGCGCTGTGTTGTAACGTCCAGCCCAGGATTCTGTATCCAATTCAAGAGGTGTTCCGGTGCCGTCAGCACAGGCTGCCAACATCATGATGCGATTTAATTCGTAAGTGCGATCGTAACCGCCTTGATCGCGAAACTTGACCAGTCCACGAGTTCCGGCCTGACGTCGATTGCCAATTTTTCCAACCTGTTTCTCAACAAGAAACTCGTGAGCTCGCATGATCAGCCGCCGATCACGCCGGATTGTGCTGAACTTGCTGTGCCAATTTCTCGAGCTGTAAATGTGCCTGTGACTGTGAGTTTGTTACCAGCACCCACGTAGACTTGTTGAACAACACCATTGGGTATGGCCACAGCAGCACTGTAGATGTTTCCTACCGCAGCCACGTTGCCCAGTGCTGTGGCATACACCTGATAGGTCACGCCGGCACTGAGAGCAGCAATTTCTGCCTTGTCGGTG